CTGTAAATACTTAGTTGTCTTAAGTGGTCCTGCACAGACCGTGTTAATAGCTTTAATTAGGTTACCTGCTAGTACGTCACACTGTTCTTCAGTGATGTTATACTTAACAGTAAAACCTTCTACGTGACAGTCATCGTACATGTTCTTTGCAATACGAAGCTTGCCAGCACTGTATGCACGAGTCATTGAGCCTCGTTTAGCAATACCCTTACGGATATGTTTCATAGGCATTTGTTTCTCTTCAAAGTACTCAGGCATAATACCAATAAGTTCTTTAGCTACAGCTACGTAGAAGTCTTTCTGGATAGGTGTAGGAACAAGTGACACCAGTGTACCTGCTTGTTTGTCCTTAGACATAGCCGCCAAGTGTTGCCACCCGTTATTACTACCATCGATAGGTATAGGTAGACCAGACATAAAGGGTTTACCCTCCATAGTAGCTCTCTTGTAACCTAACAATTCATTACAGCAAGCTAAAAAGCTATAAGCTTTCTCAGCGTCAGGATGAATATGTTTGGTACGAGCAGTTTCATAGATAAACCTTATATTGTTATCTACCCATGCAACTCTATCTTCCAGAGTCATTTTATCCACAGATATAGTATCAAGACCTTCTTCAGTCAAGTAAGCCTTATAGTCTGTGGTGAAGTAGCTTGGGAGGTCATCAATAACAAATGACTTATTGAAGCAAGCTGCTGTATGTACTTTAATCCAGAACAAACCACGTTCAGTAACCTTCTTCTTATTAGCAAATAAGAACAAACTACGAGCCAAGTCACTACCTTGGAACTCTAAGAACGATTCTGCATAGTATACTCGACCACGGTAGTCACAAGATACTTCCTGATAAAATGTTCTTTCACCTATCATCTCAGCTTTCTTTAACACCTGAGTGTACTCGAAGTACTTACTCAACATACGTTGAAGTTTAGGATCTCTTTTACCAAGGAACTTAGTCTTGTCTGTATGGAACAGCTTCTTAGGTAAGTCTAGGTTTTCATGGTGAATATTGTATTCCCTGATGACACCATCCTCATCAACTAACTCTAAGATTTCCTTAGGATTTTGTGCTTGCATAGCCTGTAGCACAGGGATATTAAGCTTCCAAGGTTGTTGACGAAGAGTCTCAAGAGAGTTAACAAAGGTTTTATTAAGGTTCTCATGGAACAGCTTAGAGTTGGTCCATCCCTTAATAAATGGTTCTTTAGTTAATGGGCTATACAGACCAGCAATAGGTAACAGAGGTTCAAATGAAGTACCAATCAATGTTGGTTTAATCTCATCTGCTTGATTAACAATGCGTACCATATAGGGAGCTTTGTAACCAGCATATTCTCTGAAGATATCAATCAGTCCGTCTTGCAGGAAAGTTTCAAGCAGTAAGTCTCCAAGAGATAAAGTTGTTTTGATGTCTGTCTCATCAGCTCCGATAGCTCTAGCAATTCGCTTTCCGATAAGGTCAGATGCGAAAGTGAGTTTAACAGAGGCAGAATGCGTTGCATTTTTATTTCTGATACAGTAGCGAAGTAAAGTATCCCACGACTCGTTAATAAACCTTTCAAGTTCGTACTCCCATGTTGGATAGTGTGCTAGAAGGCGAGCACCCTCATTGTAAATCTTATCTGAGTTGGGGACAACCTTCGATACACGTTCAGTAAGATAATTTAATGGATTCATTTATTCAAAGTCAACAAAAGTAGTTTGCATTAAGCGACCAGTATCCGAGTCATATCGAGTACTACCACAGTCACCAGTCATACCCGTGAATCGAGATTTCAATACACGAAGCTTAATTGTGTTACGCATCTGTTCTGTCTCAGCAATCATGTTACGAGCAAAAGCAATGATGTCGAATGAAATTTGTTTAATAGAGCCTGAGCCTTTGATGTCATCGATAGATGGCAAGTGACCTTCTTCAAAAGGCTTTTCACCTTTACGCAAGTGAGACACAACACCTAACCAGACATTATGCTTCTTACAGATCTTAAGTAAGTCACTCATGACTGAGTCAACTGCCTCATTACCTGTACGACCCTTAGCACCTTCAGACACAGCAATAGTGATGTGATCAAGGATAATATACTTACAACCCATCAAGGCTAAGTGTTCAAGCTTGTCTACAAGAGACTCATCTCCAACAGAACCTTGGTGATCAAGTAATACTAAGCGTTCATCACCGAACACTTGTTGGTGAGCATTGTACATATCCTGTTCAGATACTTCATGTGTAAGTAAGTTCTTACGCAACTGCATACCGATAAACTTTTCAGCTGAGTCACCGATAGATTCTTCGAGTGACACCATACCGATCATATCAGTAGTTTTGTTGAGGATTTCTAGTACAATTTCTTTAATGACTGTACTCTTACCTGAGCCAGTACCTGAGGTGAACAATACAATCTCACCTAAGCGCATACCATGAAGCTTGTCGTTGAGAGTCTTAAGACATTCAGGATAAGGTAAAGAGGTAGTTTCTTTCTTACGCTTGAATTGTTCCCAGATAGCTTCACCTTTAACAACACCTGCTGGACTGAATGTACGTGCATCAAAGATACAGTTCATCAGGGTGGCTGATCCGTGCTTAATCAGTACATCACAAGGATCTTTCTCAGGTAACGATGCTACCTTGATCTTATCATAACCAATAATCTTAGCGGCTTGATCAGTAGCTTTCTTACCGGGTTCATCCTGATCAAACATGAGTACGACTTCATCGAAGTTACGTAACCATTCACGTTGTTCAAGGATCATTGATGTAGCAGATGCTGATGGCAGAGCTACTACTGGGTAGAATCTACCATACTTATCATGTTGAGCTTGTGCTACAGCTAATGCGTCTAGTTCTCCTTCCGTGATGATAATGCGCTTACCACCCGTTGAAACATTCTGTCCGAATAACTGTACACCTTTAAACTCACCGTGAATAAGAAAGGTTTTAGGAAGCTTACGCTCTTTATAAGCAACAATACCATTGTCTTTAGTATAAGGGTAAAAGTGGCTACTAATAGTGCCATCCTCAGCATAGGAAACTTTAACCCCGTAATGAGCTGATACTGGTTTGGTGATACCTCTTTCTTGAAATCCTCTTGTGTCATACTCTTTGATCTCCTCAATTGTGTGCATATCGTAATTTTCTTTGTGATAAACAGTTGGTTTAAAGTTAGGGTCTGTTGGTGCTGACTTGCAGCATGAAAAGCAATATCCGAATTCATCACCTTCTTTGTATGAGAAGGCATCTGATGAATCGCACTTAGGACAAGCGGTATGAATCCATCTTGACATATTAAGCTGGTTCGTAGGTTAATTCAAAGATATCTGGTTTGCAGGCGTAATGTTCACCTTTTACACCAGTGATAATCCAATCACCAGAACTTACAATATGATCACCTTCAAGGGTTTCAATTAGGTTAACATTCATACCGCTAAGAGATGCCTCAACAACTGCGGGATGGTCACCATGTTTAAACCATTGTGTTGCTTCAATTACTACAGGTTTCTTTTTAAATTTCATATTAATTCCAGTCTCGGTCTTCTTGATATTCCCTGATACGTTGTCTTCGTTCTTTAGCTTGTTGTTGAGTTTCTTTCTTTCTCTTAAACTGATTTTTGAATTCATCTTTCAATGAAGGTTCATCATCAAATTGTTTAATAGGTTTATTATTCTTCTTCATACTGTTTAGGTTTTAAAAATTTTACAGCTCCGATGTTACCATTGTACCAGACACGCTCTCCATTAGGGAGTTCATCTCTTGAAAGAACTTCACATTGCCACTGCTCATGGACTTCGCTGTATGTAAGGTCTCCAGCTCCGAAGCACCACTTATAGATAACAAACGTAAAAGCCTCACATCCGTATTCTTTAATATCATCAAGCAACTCTCTGCAGCTGGACTGGTAACTTCTCCAATCAGACTCCTTGCGTGTAACAGTTCTTCTTGATGATCCTGGTTTAAGTTTTCTTGATACACTTATTAGTTGCTTTCTTCCGATATATCGTCTTCCTGTTTCAAGGTTTTCGATGTAGTAGATGAATCCAAAGGCGTTGTCTGGTCTGTCTGTGAGAGGGTACCAGTGTCCGTAGTCGTTGTCCAAGATAGTCGTTCCTTAAGTTCTTCAAGTGACAGTGGCTTTAAGTCAGCATCAGTCTCTCTGATGTAAATGCAGTTAGCACATTTCAAAAAGACAGGCTCCCAATTATCACCACATTTTTCTTTCCAGATGTCAATAACCCTTGACCACAAGAGGTTATTAGGTACACCGTTAATAAGCTTCTCAGCTGTCTTTGGCCCAACACCTCTTAAGCCTTGGATATTATCTGTTGCATCTCCCGTTAAGATCTGCATCATAAGAAACCTGTAACCGTCTTCTGGTTCAACGTAGTATAACGTATCCTTACGGAAGTTATAATGCCATCCAGGAATACAGTCTAGGTCTTTATCGATATGGCATACAACATAACGTTTGTTTTCTTTGAGAGCTAACTCTGCGGCAATACCACAGTAGTCATCTGCTTCAGCACCGTCAGACTGTATAGCAAACTCCTTAGAGTATTCATACAGCTCTTCAATACGATCTTTAACCTCAGGTTCGATAGTATCCTTACGATTACCTTTATAAGCAGCGTCTACTTGGTATCGGAAGTTATCCGTACCTTTAATAAACACTGCACCATTAATAGACCCCGTGTTAGTCATAATTTCTTTTAACTTATCGTCAAGAGCTTTACGACATAACGCAGGGGACGGTTGCATATGAGCTATCTGATACAGAATACTATCTGCATCAATGATTGCTATATCGAATTGATCATCTGATTCAATCATCAGTGTACCTCTGCATATGTTTTACCTGTGTGTGCGTCACCACCCATGCATTCGATACCAAACCACTTAGGTGCTTCGGTGAATGCTTCGATAGATAGTTCAGCTACTTCTTCTGCATACTCATCTTTAGTTACAACAGCAACTTCATCATGGTAGTGTAGAACAAAGTAATGTGGGATGTTACGTTCTTTTAGTTTGTCTCTGAGATATACTGCTGCCGCTTTGCAGCTGACACCTTCAGCAGTCTGTAGTAGGTAGTTAAGTACTTGATGCTGAGAGCTTACGAATACCATACGACCATCAATACCACGGATAAAGGCTTTATCTTTACCGAATGTATTAGATGTTTTCTCAAAGAGATTTGATAGGTTATCTTTAAGTTCTTTTAATCCGGGGATTGAGTTCTCAAACTTTTCTTTAGCAATCTTACCCGTCTTTGCATCTGTCTTGCCCGTAAGAATGAGACCAAGCTTACCGTCACCACCCCCAAACAGAAAAGCATAAAGAAAAGGCTTAGCAAGCTTGCGACTAGTTCCCAGAGCATCAGCATTTCGTTGATGGACATCTCCATTAATCACCTCGTTAGTAAAGTCATTGTTGCGAATATAATGACAAAGACCACGCATTTGATTTCCAGCTGAGTCAGCACCGATAATGGTTGTTCCGGGTTCGGATATAAGTAGTCCACGCATTTCTTTCCCATAAACAGAGTCAACACTAGGGAGATTAGCAACGACTTCATGTCTACATCTAAAGGTAGGAGTACCAATAGTCCACATACGACCATGTAGACGATTGTCCTTACTGTTACGTACTTCATTGATCCATCCTTCTAAGATGCCCTTTCGAGAGCGTATAGTGTAATAATCTGATACAAGCATAGCGTCACTACCCAACTTAGAAAGACTACTTTCAGTAATCTTCGGGGATTTGTTGACAAACTTGCCATTAATCTTTTCCACATTCCATTCATCAGGTACCCATCCAATAGAGTATAGCCAGTCTTTTACGACTTCGATTGATCCGACTTTACCTTGCTCGAAGGAGATTCTGCAGTATGGTCCTTCAATAGTTCGGTTAGTTCGTCCGTCTTCTTGTGGTAAATTAAAGTGTTTAACAGTGGCGACTGTATAACATCCGTCTTTACGCCATGCTGGTTCTTTGTATTCGTCTTTTCCATCTACCTTGATACACCTCATTCCAATCTTAGGTTCAAGTACCATCTCAATAGCATCTAGCTTGTTGTTGATCTCTGTTAAGAGTGTTTGAGCTTTAGCCATATCAAACATCCAACCTTTAGCTCGGATATCAGCCTCGATCTTAGCAAACTCGATCTCGACTTCAATACCTTTCTTGTAGAGAGGATACTTACGGATTAAGTTAGTGGCTTCTTCGGTTAATACTTTGTATACCTTAACGTTGAGTTCAACATCTCGGATACAGTATGTAAGCATTTCTTTACTGTAGTTATCAAACTCAGTGAAGTCTAACTTAGGATAGTTTAACTTAGCACCCCATCCCTCAAGACCATGTTTATGCTCACGCTTATACTGGTTTAGTTGAGATAGAATCCAAGTGTCAATCACCTTAACGGTGTCTGGTAGTTTAAATCCAAGGACATAGTCTAGTACTACCAAGTCATAGCCAATAATGTTATGACCAAAGACGATGTCAGCCTTGGATATGAAGTCAAGACCATCAGATAAGCTTGGTAGCTCATCATCATAGTCTGAGAATGAATAGACATTCCCGTTGTCTGCATCAACAGCAACAAGACACCAGATCTTATTTACATCTGGAATGAAACCATTGGTCTCAATGTCTACACATAAGCGTAATTTACTCATACTAAGTTTTCCCCATAGAAAGCGGTGTATGGAGCCTCCAACATTCGAGCCTCCATTTCTGAAGGGTCAAAAAAGTACTGCTCCCTTAAATCTTTTTTGTCGTAGTCTAGCTTGTTGAACTTAGGTATCTTTCGGTTACATAAGTACTGACATGCATGTACTATCTCATGGCAAAGAATATTAATAAACTTATCCATGACATAGTGGCTTGTACCCCAGTCATTTAGCAGTGGGTCTCTTAGTTGAATTAAGATGCGTCTGTCAACATCATTATAGATAGTTAGACCTTGTTCGCCTTGACTCTCGTTGTATTCAACTAAGCAGATATGTACCACAAACTTTTTATCCGTGATAGGTACCTTGAAACGTTTGCTGTAATCATTAAGACAGTCAAAGAATAACTTTCTTATTTCATTTTCAGCTGGAGGTACACAAGCTACAGTCACACGGATATTCTTGGGTCTGTCATAGTCCTTCTTTTTCTTTGTCATCTGCTATCCTTACGTTAGGTGATCCTAGTTCTTGAAGTTCTTTAGCCATCTCCATGACCATCTCAAGGAAGTTATCAATCTGATCGTTAAGGTCTTGGATGACTGTATTCAAGTGCCAGTTATAAGCACCTAAACCAAGAACAGTTGCTATCAGGATTAGAGTTGTTTCATTCATTGTTGTATAGTCCTGTGTTAATCAGCAGCATTGGGTCAATGAATGCTTCGTGGATTTGTGTATTGTTGATAATGATACTATGCTTAGTTAGGAACTCAAGTCCTCTACTGCATTTATAAGGATCCCTATAAACCACCCTATGAATTCCGACAGCATAGATAAGCTTAGCGCAATCAATACAAGGGGCAAGAGTGCTATAGAGAGTAGCACCCAAAGTAGATTGGTTAGAACGGGATACTTTGGCAATTGCCTGAGCTTCTGCATGGAGTACCTCATGTGCTTGGGTATCATTATCTGTTCCTCTTGGTGTACCGTTATAAGAGAAGGCAATGATGTTATCATCTTTAACAATGATAGCACCTACCTTACGATCTTCTGCATAAGACTGCTGGGAGATTAAGTCAGCAACCCTCATGTAGAATAAGTCCCAATCACTTTGCGATTTCAATTTCAATCTCCCTATCATAATCAGACTCTAATTGAGATATGCTATCCAGAATATAGTCAAGCTTATACTCAAGTTCATCTGTGAGTGGTGTGAAGAAGTCAATAGTGACTCGGATAACGCCCTCTTGTGTTGTATCAATTAACATAATATGATTTCCATCTTTCCCATGTTTCACACTTTTGGTTGTATGCTTTAAGAACATTGTCCTCGTTTAAGTCAAGGTCTGTTATGAGTTTACTAAGGCAAAACATTAGTTGACCCATTTCTTCTTCAAGTTTATCTCGGTTACTTTCTTTACCATCAGCCGGATAGACTGTTTCAAGACCGAACCTGAGTATCTTCATGATGTTCTGAGAGACCTCATTACATTCTTCTGCTGTTGTGTATAACGTATATGCGTTATCCTTATTCATTAATTACCTCATGTTGAACAATATAGAACGACTCACCTTCATGTTGATATAAGAAATCC